ACGTGCCAATGTAGATTATGTGTTTATCCTCAGGGAAAACATTATTCAGAATCGTGAAAAGTTGTACAAATCATTCTTTGGAATTTTCCCCTCATTCGACATGTTTTGTAAAGTGATGGACGCCTGTACAGAAAATTACGAGTGTCTCGTGTTAGACAACACAGTCAAGTCTAACAAGATTCAGGATTGTGTATTTTGGTACAAGGCGACTATCAGGAAAAACTTCAGGGTCGGTGGTCCAGATCTATGGAGGTTACACAAAAAGATGTACAATCCCAGACATCTTCAGCAAAAGGAGGATGATGCTAAGAAGGCGACGAAGAAAACGAACCTCAAGATCACAAAGACAAAGTAATATGCGTCTGTTTAGATGAACCAAAAAAATGGGGATATATTAAATGGCTTCAGATCAAGTGAATACCATGAATTTATCCGATGATGGTGAGGGAATGGTTCCTTTGGATCAAAATCCATCCACGTCTTTTGTACCTGAAAAAAATATGAGTCAAAGTAAAGAGACGACGATGGATTCTACTCCCATTAATGATATTATGATGGAACCTCCCATGATGACCGATGAGCCCAAAATGCAGGGTATGATGCCCCAGATGACCGCCCCCCAGCCCCAGGCTGCCTATCCTACCCCCCAGGCTCCCCAGCAGCCCGAGAACAAGAACCCCCTTAACCTCACTGATGAGCAACTCACCGCCCTTTTCGTTGCGGCGTGCACTGCCATTGCCGTGAGCAAGCCCGTCCAAGACCGTCTTGCGACCTCTATCCCCAAGTTCCTTAACGAACAGGGGGGTAGGAGTGTTGTTGGTCTCGGCGCTACTGGAGCGGTCGCGGCTGTTATTTTCTACATCGCTAAGGATTACATCGTCAAGCCCTGATTGGTTGGTGTTTCCCAACCCATATTGCTATAGATAGATGTATCGATACCCGCATAATATGTAATTAGGGCACCCGCTGTGAATGTCCCCACGAGCAAGGCACTCAATTTAAGTTTCTTGCTATTGGAAGCAGCGGGGTCCTCTACGGCTTCTTTGGTATCACTGAATGCCATGTTTAACAAATACGTGAGAATGAAGGCAATCACCGTAGACGCCAGGAAAAAGACGCGGTCTACTGCAAGGCGAGGAATGCTTCCAACGATGAGACGAAGCATGTTTGGAATGACAAGAGTCATCCAAATGATATTCACGATGTAGTTATTGGAAAGATTTGGTACCATGGACATAGCATAAATGGCTATCCAGTACGCTATCGCTATGAGTAGAACACTCACAGGTGTCTTCATTTGATATTTACATAGATTATTTATCCTGAACATGTTCTCCACAAAATTCCGTCTTGTTGGGAATCTTTTCATAAATACCTATTTCCACACAAATATCCCGAAGTTCTATGTAGTTGTTCCAAAATTGTTCGGAATGATCGTATTCCTTGACCGTACAATGTGCCAATTCATGGATGAGTACGTGGAAAATTTCATTGGTCTCACCGTCTAGACACACTGCAATATCCCCTCCCTTATTGGTGTTGTAACCAACTGCACCGTTCATTCGTAAAACCCCAGTGATGGGAATACACTGTACGAGCATGTGAAACTTTTGGTTGTTCGTCTCGTCCAAGTGTTCCCTGAGGATACGATACTTTTCCTTGACTTCAATCAATTTTTGTGGCTCCCGAGTCTGACTAAGTATCCATACATTTATGATGAGGAGTAAAAGGAATGCTATCATCTGTTATAGACAAAGATAAATTTACTATACAATTCTGAGATTGGGTTCCCTCTCAAACCCTCCCAAAGTTGTAACACAAACCCCATATCTTCTAAATGTGTCACGAGCTGATCTTTATACGCAACTGGTTCTGCCTTTGGTCCATCTGCGTAATATGGTGTATCCGTCAACTGCACGAATAGTTTTTCGCCAAATCCACCATTACCGTATTCTTTCATTTTGAAAAAATTTCCCATCTCATCGGCGAATGGTGTTTTGAATATAATTTTTTCCGAATCGGGTATGATACCGATCAAATGTCCACCAGGTTTCATACGCTTTTTAATTTCTCTGAGAGAGTTCATGAACAATGTTTTTGATGCAAAAATATAATGAAGTGAAAAATTGAAACAAATAATATCAAATTTTCTGTGTGGACAATTATGAATATCACCTTCATAGAAATTCACTCTCATGTGCATATTTTTCGCTCGTGATCGAGCCTCTTCAAGGGCACTTGGCTCTGGATCACACATGTTAATATTCACTCCACACTTGTGCCATTTCTGAAGATCACCACCGAACCCACAACCGACATCAAGAATGTGTTGTCCTTTATGTGCTACACTTTGAATCAACACTCTCTTTGCGTCATTGTGATTCTTTCGAATCTCTTCCATAGTTCTTATTATTCGTTTTCCTTTAAAAGACTTAGGTGGCTTAAAGTTTTGCGTACTCATGTAGATATAATGTCTCTTGAAACCGATTACACCACCGTACCTGGACAGATTTTCGCTTGCCTTTCGATTATTGGCCCTGAGGCGCCTCAGAAGAATGATAAGTTTGGCATCAAGATTCGTGGTGCCTTTTCGACTCGAGATGAAGCGGCTAACCATGCCAAGCGTCTTCAGAAGGAAGATCCCACTTTCGACATCTATGTTGTTGACATGTACAAGTGGCTGTTGATTCCCCCAGATCCCACAAAGATTGAGGATGTGCATTACACCAACGAGAAGCTTGAGGAAATCATGACTGGATACAAAGAGAACCAGGCTCAGGCTGCTCGTATGTTCCAGGAGCGCAAGGCGGCGATGACTGCTGGTGCGAATCAGTTTACTCCTGGTGATGAGAACTCGAAGTTCTACACCAAGCCCGATGAGCCACCGATCGCTCACCCAGCCGAGGTTCTCGAGCGTCTCAAGAAGGAGAAGCCCGATACTCCCATGGAGGAGCTCGTCAAGGAGGCTGACGCTATCGTAGCTGCTGAAATTGAGGAGCGCCAGAAGAAGCGTGAGGCTGAGGCTGCTGCCTCCACCGATGGCAAACTCGAGGAGGTAAAGGAGGAGGGAGAGTCCGAAGTTTCGTCTGCGTAAATAATATTAACATACAATAAACAAAATGATCAAGATTATCATCACGATTATCTTGGTTAGTGCTTTCTTTATTTTGTTTTTTAATCCAACGTTTGAATTACAAAACAAAATGGAACCTGAAGCTAGTACAACTGCTGGTTTTATTGAAGATACTGATGATGCGTTTATCATTCCGATGTATCCAACTCAGTTGATGAAGATGGATAACACGGGTAAAATTGCTCCCATTTATGGAGATATTGGGACATTTGTTCCATACTCAAGTGTACCTGAGGATCACTGGCTGCATGGTTTTCCCCATAAAAAAGCCTAAAAGGAATACTGCAAAAGCGATAATCCAAGTGGATTTATCAACTTTTTCGAATAAATCAAACTTATCGTTACGAGGTGTGGGTGGAGGCATTGGAGGCTGCATAGGATAATCCATATAATAAGGTGGTTCCTCCTGTACAGGCTCTTCATTCTTATCGTTATTTAAAGGATCCATGTTGGGGTTATATTCAATGGGGTTTCCAATATCTGTTTCCATTTTCTAATATAGTTTTTGTTTTTTTTAAGCATCTTCTTCCTCACTTTCACTCTCATCATCGACGATGAAACCCTTTAGATTTCCATGTTCGTCGGCATCACTGTCATCATCCTCCTCACTCTCATCTGAATAACATTCATCTTCCGTGTCCAGTTCCGAATCAAAGTCTGTATCATGCTCATCTGGGGAATAATCATCAATCAACTCCTGTTCAGTGGGCTGAAAAAGTTCAGGTTTCTTTATCTTACGTCCAGATCGTGTGATCATTTACTTATTTTGAGACATTACTGTTTAAGTACCTTTATAATGTCCAAGCCTAAACAATGAGCTCTTCCTGTATTATTTTTACAGCGAGGACACCTTTGTTTGATTTCTTTCCCTTTGATAACATATGACATTACCGCTTCTTCATGCATACCCTTGATTGTCTCACAGTAATTAGAATTTGTCAATGCAACGATATTCGTCTTCTCTTTACTGATAGTCACGATGCGTAAATCATCTGGTCCACGCATGTTCTTTTTTATGAATGTTTCGAGTGGTAGTTTGGCATCTGCGTAATTCACTCGAGGTTTTTCCACTCTCTTTTTAATTTCTGGACACTTTTTGATGTCTTCTTTTTGGGGATACAATCGGTCTACTATAGCAGTTGGAAGTTGGTGTCTTCGTCCACAAAAGTCTTTACAGAAACCATCTCTTCGACCTCTCAACGTTTCACAAAGACAAAAACATTTTTGAATGATAGTCTTTCCACTGATGATGAACCAAACATGATTAGAACCATGTTCCCGTTTAAGATTTTCACAATATTTTGAAGTTGTCGATACGAGGTATGTATCCTTTTTCTTGAACATCTTCGGAACATACGCCTCCCCCTGCCCCTCCATATTTTTGCGTATAAATTCTTCAATCATATCCTTGAGATCATCATCACGAACTTCGTCCTTTGTCTGTGTAGCGGTAAAAGTTCCCTCCTTTAGAACTGTAGACGGTGGTACGACGTGTGTGGTTTGGGGTTCATTCGTACGTACCACAGCCATTTTCAAAATATCCAATGATGGATCTTGACCGATGCGCATGATAGAACTCAGGGGTCCATGACGATATACATAAATGGGGAGATATGGAAGCTGGTCAATTTTACCCCTCTCACAATCCGAGCATCCTCGACCGTCACACGCTCCATGTTTTGCCTTTTTATGAGACCATGGCATTCTAAATCCACTCCCTTTTGTTTTTCGACTGGCATTTCCATATACAGCAGTGTCAATAATTTCATTCCAATCCGTCGTTCTTCCTTTGGCCTTCGATAATGCGATGAGAATATGTTCTCGGAGTGCGATCGCAGAATCCTGATCTACCACGAACCCTGGCCAATTCATATGAACACCAGTTTTCGTGAGTTCTCCACATGGTTTGGGTGGTGCTACTGAGATGAGACAATCTTTACCACCATGACGCTTGACTTTATCACAGATGATTTTACAAATGTCTTTGATTTCATCGAGAGTGAGGGATTCCTTGTCTTTATAATCAATGTCGACAAAGAAGTTGTATTTTTCACTTTTCTGTTCGACAACGTATAGTCGCTCCCCACCCTTTACAGATTCGATATACTTTTCATGAAAGTCATTCAATTTATCAAATGGCACGGAAAGGACACCACCGTCCATGAGCACATGTGATAGATTGGTTGCATGATTGAAATTACGAGCTGCACACCAACTCTTAAACATACTTACTTATTGTTTCTACTCTCTAAACCACCTCATACACGATACATCTCGAAATTCTTTACCCTGAGAAAGTTCTTTCTTTATCGTTAAGAGTTCATATACCGTTTTCGTCTCATTTTCCTTCATCCATTCAGCTATCTCCTCTTCACAAAAACCTCTATTTTTTTCGAGGAGTTCTGCAACCTGACGTAAAATGTAAGCCTTGGACTTCATTATTTTATAGAAAATGTTTTTCTATTCAAAGAACTTATACACGCATAAAATTGTGGATTCTTGATCACGTTGTCTATGATGAGTTTCCAACGCTTTCTTGAATTGAATTCATCGAGTGTATCATAGCTCATGAAATCGTTTTCATCGTATGTCTTCCTGATCGGTTGTTTCATAATTTTTTTCAAATTAGTCTTATGTTTTTCTTCATAAAATTTCTTTATTTGACTTTGTTGTTCTGTTCTCGAATAGTTTACGAAGAATATAAAGACGTTATATTCGAGATCAATAGTTGGACTTTCCTTGACAGTAAACTTAAATTCGGTATATTCGCCGTTTTTTAGGGAAACCACACCTCGAGTCTCTTCCTCGAGTTCCCTGAGGGCACATCGGAGGGGATTGAATATTTCTCTTCGCCTACATCCACCCGTAACAAATATCCAATCTTTGAACCGATAGTCCCTCACCGTGAGAAATCGTGGTTTCCCATCGGCAAAGCTAACCGGTACAGCTATCGCTTTGTACTTTTTCATTGCGCATTCGCAAGTTATAATAAGGTGATATGTTTATTCATCAGATTTTTCCTCCTTTGGCTCCTCCTTTTTCACAGGTTCGGGTGCAGGTGCGGGTGTGGGCGCACTCAGCTGCTTCACGACCTGAACCGAAAAATCTTTGAACGAGTTCATCTCCTCCTTGGTCTTATTGAGTTCCTTGAATAGGAAAATGATACCAGCTGCACACACAATGGTGGCGATCAACATGAGGGTGTCACGGTTGACGGGGATCATATACTTTTAAGATGTGTTTTCTTTTTAAGCAATTGCACCCATCACAGTCTTCCCTGGAGAGGGACACTCGTAGGGTGACTGAGCGAATTGGACGGCTTCGTAATGCGCATTTTCACAAGATTTATCTGTCGGTGGTGTAGGCTGACCGACAAACTTTTCGAGTGTCCTGGACTTAGGATCGTACGTCAATACAAAAACGATGGCGAGGAGGAAAACAATCTTCCAAAACATAGTTATTATTTAGTTAGAATATAAAAGACCGCCCATACCATTCTCAATGCGGAGAACGTTGTAGTTGACGGCGTAAACGTCATCGGTGTTCACAGCTGTGTCGCTGATGATACGAGCCGAATCAAGACGGGAGAAGTTGAGATTACCCGTGGGCTGAAGCTTACCAGTGTCGAGGCAGAAGGGATAAGTGAAGAGCTTGTCACCTGGGGTAGAGTTACCATGGGAAGTGTGGTAATAAAGGGGAACCGATGTGAAGTTGGGGTTGCCGAATTTGTAGTCGGCGACATCGGTGCCGTTGATCTGAAGCTTGAGCTTGTTGGTATCCGTTACGATGTTCACAGCAGTCGTGTTCGCCGCCGCAAGATACTTGATAGGGTGGTTGAAGTTGAGTTCCTGGATCTTAGAACTGGAGGCGACCGCCTTCTGAACCTGGGTGATGAGCATGTTCTGGGGCTGGGAAGCGAAGACCT